ATAACAAAACATGGGACCGCAAAACGGCTATTCCGGCAGCAGATATTTTAGAGGTGAAGTCGAAAGAGAAATTAGCATTTTCGGGAGAACCGAAGAAAGGAATAAATGTGAAAGTTGTAAAAAAGAAAATTCTACCCGAATACTTCCGCGCGGTACGGGATAAGGAAAAGAATTTTGAAATCCGCATAGACGAGGATAATATACAGGTTGGCGATCTTCTTGTTCTGGAGGAATGGGACAGCGCTTATCCGGGAGAGAAAGTACGAAGATGGGTGAAATATGTATTACGAGATTGTGTAGAACTTGGTTTGATGCCAGGATATTGCATAATTAGTTGGTAAATTGTAAGTGCGAAATAATAACGCAGTAAATTAGGGTTTAACGGAGGAATAAGCTATGGATAAAAAGACGATAGTATTTGATTTTGACGGAGTAATACATAGTTACACGAGTGGATGGCAGGGAATAACGGCCATACCGGACCCTGTTGTACCAAACATACAGGCGGCAATCAATTATTTACGCATGGAAGGGTACGAGATAATTGTGGTATCTACCAGATGTGCAAGGCCAGAGGGTATGGGAGCGGTTAGGCGCTATCTGAGAGATAATCATATTGTGGTTGATGATGTAGTTGCACACAAGCCGCCTGCAATCTGTTATATAGACGATAGGGCGATATGCTTTGACGGAGATGCATTAGGTTTAATTGGGAAGATTATGGATTTTAAACCTTGGACTGCTAATCAACAAAACTGGGATTTAGGAGGAAGAACTTATGAGATTGATAGATGCGGATGGTGTAATACAAGAAATTCAGAGCAGGAAGTTGATGGCAAGAGAGCCGGCGGCGGTTAAGTGCCTTGAGATTATAAAAAACGCCACAACTTTTGTAGAAACACCAAGAAAGAGAGGAACGTGGGTAGAAAATAAGTACGGGTACAATGCCTGCTCGGAGTGCGGATATGAATGGGATACACCAGAGTATGATGAGGCAAAATACTGCCCACAATGTGGTGCATTGATGGAGTAAACGGGGATTTGATGGAGGACGCATGAAAAGGAGAAAACTTACAAAGCAAGAACGGCAGCAGGTGTACGAAAAATGTAAAGGACATTGTGCATACTGTGGATGTGAACTGGAATATAAGGACATGCAGGTAGATCATGTTACTCCTCTGCGAATTGGTGGAGAGGACGAATTATGCAATATGCTGCCATCGTGCCGAAGTTGCAATCATTATAAGGCAACACTAGATGTGGAGGGCTACAGAAAGTACTTGTCTGGAATATCGCATAGGCTCATGAGAGATAGCATACCGTTCCAGGTGGCTATCAGATTTGGACTGATAAGGCATATAACGGACGAAGTAACATTTTATTTTGAGACATTGGATTAGCATTTAAATGGGCGTTTAATTGACTAAGAGAAAGGAGCCAGCCTCCTGCAGGGGTAAGGGTATATCGGGCTTCTTGAAAAAAATGGGAACAAATAAGAAAAAAATTAAATGTGAACTATATAGTGATTTAGGCAATGAGCCGGAAAGGGAAATTATGGGAATTGATTTGAGTAGATTTAAGGTGGTACACGGAGACAAGATTTTAAATGCCGTGGCACTGGTGGACATAAGAATGCCTAATGGAATGAACTGGGAAAATAGAGAGACTATTGTTAAGCCAAATGTAATAGATGTGCTGGCGATAAACGAGGACGGAAATCTCGTATCAATCATGGACGAGGCATGGACATTTCAGTTTTTGCCGATAATTTCAAATTAGGATTTAGAAGGAGCAAAAAATGATTGAGAATATAGAAAAAGGACTTGTAAAAGTAGGAGTAAAACAGGAAGAGTTAGAGGAAAGTATTGCAGGGCTAAAACAACTAAAACCAATATTACAGAGGCAAGTATTAGCCGCGAATGGTATGAATAGGCGCCAAGGAATGGAAGATGCGAAGGAGTTAGGTAAGCATTTTGATACGGCCATTGAATCGATGACAATTTTGCTTTCCGGGTTTCCGGACTATCAAGACGGGGAATTGTAAATAACTAAAGCGGTATTTAGAAATGGAGAATGTAATGGATAGATTGACTGCACGAAATAGAAGAGGAAAAGCATACTTTCCGTACTGCTTCAGGGAAGACACATGCGAAGGGCTAGGAACATCAGAGAAATGCGGGACATGCGAACTTACCCATATGGTGTGCGAAAAACTTGCAGAGTATGAGGACCTGGAACAAATAGAAAGAAAGGGAAAGGATATTGAGACTAATAACACAGAAAGAGAGCCGAAAGAAAAAATGAAAGTACTGCATGGATATCGTGAAGATATCCAAGGTAAGCAAGGAAGAGCGTGATCAAATGATAAGCGCAAGGCAAGAAAGATATAGGCTCATTCAGAAGGGATATGAAATGGACCCAATCTCGAAAGTCGGCTACTGCAAGTATGAGAAGTGTCCATATAAGGAGGGGAGAAGTTGAAGAAAAAGAAACGCGACAAGCATACAGTCAAGAACGACAAGCAAGGACATCTGGATGAACTTGCCAAGGAAAGACCAAATAGGAGGGCAAGAGAGTGGATGCATCGGCCAGCATACCAGACAGAGCAATTATCCTATCAGGCAAGACTCATGATCAGGAGACAGGGGCAGCAGATCGAGCATAAGAGCGTAGATGAATATGTTGCCGAAAAATGCATTAAGAGGGGGAAATAAAATTGCAGACACCCGGCGTGAATGATAAGAAAAAGAAATATCTGAAAGAATACAGGAGGCATGAAAGAAAGATAAAACGAATCAAGGCAGAGATAGAGGAGATAAGGAGCCTGAAGATGTTTCCTTCCGTAAGCACGGATGGAATGCCGCATGGAACAGGGAAAGGGGATCTGTCAGACTATGCGGCAAGGCTACAGGAGAAAGAGGACGAACTGTACAATGAAGGGGTAGAGAAAGTAAAAACCTATATGGATATATCCTCCAGGATAGGAGAAATAGAATCAGAGGATGAGAGGGATGTGCTGTTCTACAGATACATAAAGGGGATGGACTGGTGGGAAGTAGCAAGAGCAATGAACTATTGCGAAAGTTGGATATACAAGTTGCATGGCCGTGCGCTTAATAACTTGAAAATAAAAAAAGAGTAGAGTCCAGTATAGTTAGGAAGGTGATAATATGATACCATCAGGAACCGGAAATGAAGGAAGACATAGGTTTCTGACAGCACACTTTACCATCCAGTTTATAGATATAATACAGGTGTCATTGCTTATGCATGGCACCTGTATTTATGCGAAAAAACAGAGGGAAAGGATTAGGAAGATGAAGGTAGCATGCAAGAATGTAAACTGCAAGCATTACTACAGCCTTACAAAAGGCAATCATTGCCAGGCAGAAGATGAGTGCACGCATTACACCTCAAATCGAAAGAAGGCAGCAGGCCGGACGATAAGGTGCAAGGACTGCCAATACTGCAAGACTATATATACGGATGGAATGAGGCAGTACCATTATGAATGCACCTACAATGGGAGGAATAAGGCCATACTGATTATAGAGGAAAGGAAATGCGATGTAAGATTATAAGCGTCTATAAGGCGCTTATTTTATTGGCGCTGGGGAGTGCGGAGGATGCACGCCGGTCTTAATAGCCGGAAGCCGCCGGTTCGATCCCGGCTCCAGCAATTGAGGAAAGCATATGTGGACAGCAGAAAGAATAAGGGAACTGATCGCAGAGAACAAACTGTATAGGTTCTATAAGAGCAGGGAATGGCAGCAGTTAAGGGACAGGATACTGAGGGAGCATCACTATGAGTGCGCGTGGTGCAAGGAGAAAGGAAAGATATCAAGGGCTGAGACAGTGCACCACATGCAATGGGTCAAGCAGCACCCGGAGTTAGCGCTTCAGGAATGGTACACATATAAGGGGAAGACATACAGGAACCTTGTGCCACTCTGCCATGACTGCCATGACAAGGCACATGAGAGGATGCAGTACAGGCCAAGGGGAAGGAAGGTAAATGAAGAACGATGGTAGGATACAGGAGGGAGACAAGGTTGTATTTACAGGCCATGGATATCGAAGGGCGATTGCCTATAGATATGCTGACATGTTCGGCAGCAGGACATACACGGTGAAAGAGACAAGAAGATCCTGTTGCAATACATTCCTGATACTCGAAGAGATCGAAGGGATGTACTCGGAAGTATTTTTCAGCAGACAGTAGGAAAGAAGTCCCCCCCTACCCCATATACCCCTAAATCGAAAGGGGGAAATACAACGTGGGGGGTTCAAGACTCAACCGGGAGCACTCGCGCATGTAAAAAATAAAAAAGTTGGTGATGAAATGGCAGGAAAAAAAGCGCCGGCAAAGAGTAATATCAAGGAATCGCTGATAAAGCAGCTGGAAACAAAGAATGCGAATGTGCCGCATTTTTATGATCTGATATGCGACTATATGGTACTTTATGATACGAAAAAAATGCTTCAGGCCGATATAAAGAAGCGAGGGGTATCGTATGAGACCACATCTGCATCAGGGTATAAAATCATGAAGCAGAATCAATCCGTGAAAGACCTGGTTGCCGTGAACAAGCAGATGATGGCAATGCTCCGTGAGATGGGGCTAACGACGGACAAGCCAACCGGAGAGACGGAAGAGAATGAAGATCTGTAGACAGATAGACCAGTACATTGAATACGTAAGAAGCAAGGAAGCAGTCGTGTGCAAGGAGCAGCTGCTTCTTTGTGATTTGGTAGAAAAGGTTTTCGCGGAGGAAGATGTATATGTAGATGAAGAGCAGCTGAGCAAATACATGGGGCTTCAAAGGTATTTCCCCTATAAACTATTCCCATGGGAACAGTTCTGCTTTGCCCTGCACAATTGCACATACCGGGCAGACGGGCAGTTAAGATTTCCAATCCTGCTAATACTAGTCGGACGAGGGGCCGGGAAGAACGGGTACCTGGCATTCGAGGATTTTGCGCTGGTAACGCCAATTAACGGAGTGAAGCAGTACCACATAGATATGTTTGCGACATCCGAGGATCAGGCGAAGGCAACGTTTGAGGATATATGGAACATTCTTGAGGACAGAGAGGACTATTTCAAAAACTATTTCAGATGGAACCTGGAATGCATAACAAATATAAAGACCGGGTCGAAAATAAAGTACCATACCAGGGCGCCTGGAACAAAGGATGGCGGGAGGCCTGGGAAAATAGATTTTGACGAATACCATGCATACAAAGATTACAAGCTGATCGAGGTTGCCGTCAGCGGGCTTGGTAAAAAGAAGCATCCGAGAAGGACGATAATCACCACGCAGGGGGACGAGAGGGACGGACCTCTGGACAGCCTGATCGAGGACGCGCTGGGAATCCTGAATGGAGATATCCCGGACAATGGAATGCTGCCATTCATCTGCTGGCTTGACGAGGCCAAGGAAGTGGACACCAAGGAAATGTGGCATAAAGCGAATCCTTCGCTAAGATATCTTCCGGATCTCATGCATGAGATGGAAATAGAGTATGAGGAATATAAAAGGGATCCGGTAAACCACACCGCATTTATGACTAAAAGAATGAATCGGCCAACCGGGGAGACGGAATTCTGCGTTACCGATTGGGAGAATCTTGTGGAGGCGACTAAAAAACTGCCAGACCTAAAAGGAATGTCGTGCGTGGCCGGAATCGATTACGCGAAGACAAATGACTTCGTAGCGGCGGGGCTGCTGTTCAAGGTAGATGAGAAAAGATACTGGCTGCATCACACATGGGTCTGCAAGCGATCGAGGGATCTGCCCAGGATAAAATACCCGCTGAAGGAGGCAGAGGAGGCGGGTGTGCTGACATTCGTGGATGAGGCAGAGATATCGCCCACTCTGGTCACGGAATGGCTGGCCCAGCAGGCCAGGATATATATAATCGAGTCGGTCGCAATTGATAATTTCAGATATTCCCTTCTCTCTGATGCCCTTAAATCAATCGGGTTCACGCCTGAGAAGAAGAATGTGAAACTGGTAAGGCCGTCAGATATCATGAAGGCAGCCGTGATAATCGGATACGTGCTGTCAAGGCATCTGATTGCATGGGGAGAATGCCCAATCATGCGCTGGTATGCATGGAATACGGAGGCGAAGGCTGATAAGAAAGGGAATATCACATATGAGAAGATAGAGCCGAGATCAAGAAAGACAGATGGTTTCATGGCATACGCAGCGGCAGAGACAGAGGAAGACAAGATCAAGAAGAGGCCGATGATAGGAAGAAGAATGAGAACAGTATGTTAGGAGGAAGACATGGGACGAAGCATAACGGATTTTCTGGGAAGGGTCCTGGGAAAAGCAAAGATAAGTTCAAGCGAGACAGTGGTGATAGATATACCGCCGGGACTCTACTACAAGGAACTTGCGCTGTATACGGCATATTCGTATATAGCAAATGCAATCAGCATGTGCGAATTCAGGGTATATGAAAATGGAAAACCAGTAAAAAATGAGGACTATTACAGACTGAACGTGGCACCGAATAAGAATGAAAACAGCAACTTCTTCTGGCACAAGGTCGTACGGAGGATGATACGCAATCCAGAGGGAGCGCTTGTGGTAGAGATCAGAGGAGAACTGCACTGCGCGGAGGGATTCTCATGCCGGGAGGAGAGGCCGATAAAGGGGAACCTGTATGACGGGGTTGTGCTTGAAGGAGGGCTGGACTTAAAGAAGGTATTCCGGGCAGAGGACGTATATCTATTCAAGATGGAAGACGAATGCGTAAAACATCTGATCGATGGATTGTACAGCGATTATGGACGCCTGATACAATCAGCGGCAAGGGCGTTCAAAGATACGAATGGAAGGAAGTTCAAGTATAAAGTAGATGCAATAAAAGCGGGGAATAAAGAATTTGAAAATGAGTTTCAGGAAGTCATATCGAAAAATATCAAGGACTACATGGAGAAGGAATATGCAACATATGTGGAATATGACGGAGAAGAACTTATAGAGGAGTCGAACAAAAAGAATCAGAAGGACGCAGAAGATATAATCAAACTGCGGAAAGACCTGTTCGAGATGGTGGGGCATGCATTCAAGATTCCAAATTCCCTGATGACGGGAGATATCACATCACTGAAAGACGTATGCGACGTATTCCTGACATTCGCGGTAGATCCGATGGCGAATACAATTACCGAAGTGCTTAACAAGCGCGCAAAACTGATTAATTTCCTGAACAGAAACTACTACAAATGCTATACGGGCAAGATCAAGCATAGAGACCTGTTCGATGTTGCACCGAATGCAGATAAATTAATCGCATCATCCATCATGCATACGGATGAGGTAAGAGAGGAGATTGACTTAATGGCACTGAACACGGAATGGAGCAGGCAGCATTACATCACGAAAAACTATAACAGGGTTGAGGATGTAATGAATCCAGCAGAAGACCAGGGAAACAAGAAAGAAGGTGAGAACGATGAATAAACTGCCAAGAATGTATTTCGCAATGAAGAAGCAGAAGGACGACGTGCACCAGATCTACCTATACGATGAAGTGACCGAAATTGGAAAATTCAATTGGGAGACATGGTCCTATGAGGAAAGCGAGACCTCTGCAAAGAGATTCCAGCAGATGCTGGACGAGATACCGGAAGATGGGAAGATAGAACTCTATATCAATTCCTGCGGAGGGTCGGTAAAAGAGGGAACGGCGATATTCAACCAATTGAAGCGGCATAAGGCATATAAGACCGGATATGTAGACGGGGCTGGACACAGCATAGCGTTTACAATACTCCAGGCGTGCGATTGGCGGGTAATGGGAGAAGGAACAAGCGCACTGATACATGAGCCATGGACGGCGGTAGCAGGAAATGCAAAGCAGTTGAGAGATGAGGCAGATAACCTGGACGCGCTTACGCAGTCATCTATCTCGCTATTCATGAACCGCGCAAAGAATATTACCGAAAAAGAACTGAGGAAAATGCTGGAGAAAGAGACCATGCTGACGCCAGACATGGCATTGGAATATGGCCTGATTGATGAAATCGGAGGAAAGAAAGAAGAAGATCCAGCGGATCCGGAGAAAGATCCAGAGAAAGATCCAGAGAAAGATCCAGAGAAAGATCCAGAGAAAGATCCAGAGGAAGATCCAGAGGAAGATCCAAAAAAGGATCCGGAGGATATGGGAAAGCAGCTGGCAGAAGCGAAGGAGATGTTCCGAAGAAATACATCCTTCAGCAAGGAGCGGAAGGAGTTTGAAAAACTTGTAAAAGGGAACCAGGCAAAACAGGAAAAAGGCGTGTCCTACATGGACGCGTTTTTTAATATTTTTTCATAAAAATCAGAGGAGGACACGAAATGCTAGGAAACGTATCAGATGTAAAACAGAAGGAAGCAATTGCCGCTATGCAAAGCGCGCTTATGTCAGGAAATGAGGAGGATGGAAAACAGGCATGGCAGCAGTTCCTTGATTCGGTCGTGCAGACGGTCAAGGAGGACTATGAGATGTTCGAGACAGATAAACGCGTGCTGGCACAGCGCGGATATCGGCAGCTGACGAAGAAGGAGGAAGAGTTCTACCAGAAGATGATCAAGGCAGGAAAATCGACAGATCCAAAGCAGGCATTCACGGACCTGCTATCAACGGAGAGCGCCATGCCTGAAACCATCATCGAGGATGTGTACAGGGAACTGACAGAACAGCACCCGCTTCTCAGCCGGATCAAATTTCAGAATGTAAAATACCTCACCAGATGGATCCTGAACGATCACAGCAAGCAGTCGGCGGCATGGGGAGAGATCAACAGCGAGATTGCAAAGGAGATCACTTCCAGTTTCAAGACTATTGACGTCAACGTATGCAAACTAAGCGCATTCGCCGTCATTCCAAAGGACATGCTGGATCTCGGGCCGGTATTCCTTGACAACTACATCAGAACAATACTGAGAGAAGCGCTATACTGCGCGCTTGAGAAGGCAGTGCTGAAAGGAAGCGGAAAATCAGAACCGACGGGGCTGAACAGAGATATCCATAAGGGGGTAGATTTCAACTCAGAAACCGGATACCCAGAAAAAACAGCCATCAAGATCACCAGTTTCCTTCCGAAAGAATACGGCGGAGTACTCGCAGAACTTGCAGTCACGGAAACCGGAAGAATGCGGACATTCGACAGGGTGACGCTGGTATGCAACCAGGTGGATTATCTGACGAAGGTAATGCCAGCGACTACGGTCATGAACATGAATGGGACGTATTCCACGAATCTATTCCCGTTCCCGACGGATGTCGTAAGATCGAATGAATTGGATACCGGGGAGGCGATACTGTTCCTGCCGGAAGAATATTTCTTCGGACTTGGAGGAAGCAAGGACGGAACCATTGAGTTTACGGACGAGTATAAGTTCCTGGAGGATCAGAGGGTATTCAAGATCAAGCTGCATGGAAATGGCCGGGCATTTGACAACACTGTTGCGATCGTGCTGGACATCAGCGCGCTTGACCCGGCATATATAACAGTGCTGAACAAGAAGGAAGAAGTGATCGCATAATGGAAATAAGCGGAAGCGACAGAGAAGAACTATGCAGGCTAGCAAAGCAAAAGTGCAAGATATCCTGGAACAAAGAGGAGACGAATGCAGAAGTTACAGACATGGTAGAGAATGCGATCGTTGCCCTGACGCATAAGTTAGGAATCCGGGACGAGGATGCAATGGAAGAATTCAAAGCGCCAGGGATGGCGCGCACCCTGTTTGAAAACTACTGCATGTATGATTGGAGCAATATGCTGAGCGAGTTCGAAAGCAACTACAGGAAGGAGATCCTGACGGAAAGGCACAGGTACGAGGTGAAGTATGCGAAAGAAACTGAAAACGTACAATGATGGAATTGCGAGATTCTATCGGAAAAAGGATAAGAGCAAGAATGTAAAAAGCCTGGATGACTTAGAGTATCTGGGCTTTCTCTGCTTTGCGGAAAAGGGCAGGCGGCAGCAGGATATCGAATTTGCGGAACAATGCGGCCAGAGCCTGTCTCTCAAAATCGTAACGCCGGATGATGGAAACATGGACGGAGACAGGAATGTGCTTATTGATAATGTAATCTACGCAATTATAAAAATCGACCGGGATCGCGAAAATAGCGAACTGTACTTCTATCTGGAGGAGGTGCGGAAGATTGCGTGAGAAGATTGAAGAGAAACTGAAAGAATTAGGAGAAGAAGTCTATTATGGCGGAGGAAGATTCAAGGATCGAGAGACCTGGGACTGCATCGTTTTTGGAAAAAGAAAAATGAAGGCAAGCGCAGGAACAAATACGCAGATATGGTTTGCGGCCATCGTAAAAGAGGAGTGTATACCGGAAGGGCTGGAAGACAGCCTGATCCAGAAGATGAGGGAGGCCGGAATGAGACGGGCGGATACAGCCGCAGTGTACGACTATACTGCAAAATCCGGGGAATGCATGGTGGAAATCTGTACGATGGAATTCTTCAGATCATCGAAGGGGTGCTGCTGATGAGCAGTTTCGAATTGGACGCAAAGGATTTTGGAAGGGTTCTGGATACCGTACAGCAGTTTGCCGACGGAAGCCAGGCAGAAGACATCATAAACGAATACCTCCATGGAGAAGGAGCAGAGGAACTAAAGGAAGCAATCAAGAGCCTTCTTCCAGTTTCCGGTAGAACATGGAGGGGAAAAGAGGCAGCCGCAAAGTCGGCTGATCCGTTCCGACAGACAAACGGGAATCTGTCAGTAAAGATCCATACAAAGGGAGCATACCACTATCTATACTTCCCTGATGATGGATCAGACACGGACAGGCATTACGGAAACCAGCAGTTCATGTTTCGAGGTGCGGAAGAAAAATCACAAGATATAGTAAACACAATGATTGACAAGATGTTAAGAAGATTGGAGGAATAAGAATGGCAGGAGCAGGAGTTACAGAAAAAGTATTCTCAGAAGCGGAAGTCAGAAAAATCGCAATCAGGATAGAGGGCGCTGAAAAAGCGGATGTGAATGAGTGCGTAGGATCGTGGGAAGAGGAGATGGAAGTAAAGACGATAACAAAGAAATGCCGCGGAGTGATAAGTAAGTCGAGAACACGGGGAACCGGGAATGGGACGATAAAGGCAACAATGCATGTACAGCAGGATCTGTTTGCGGATATGAGAGGCATGCAGCAGGAAGAACTGAAAGACGGGATAATCGCCTATGGAACGAAGTCGTTACATCCAAAATTCTGCATTACCGCACTGGTACTGGACGAGGATGATAACAAAAAGTACAAGGCTTATCCTAACTGTACGATCCAGTCGGCAATGAGCAGAAAGGTAGAGAATGGCGGGGAAGAGATAGTTGAAAGCGATATGGAAATTAAGGTAATGCCTGATGAGAACGGATACGGGCTGTATGAGGCCGTAGAGAGCGATCTGACAGATGAAACGCTGAAGAAGGACTGGCTAGAGTCATTCAAGCCAGAAATGGCAGTTGCGACGACAGCATAGGAGGGAAGCGCATGAAAGCAAGGGTAAAGATAGGATTCAGGGACAAGCATACAGGTAAGAGATATGCCAAGGGAAGAATCATCGATGTCAGCGAAGAGAGATTCAGAGAAATCCTTGAAAAAGGAGACCTGGTAGAAGCAATTAAAGATGAGGAGCCGGCGCCAAAGAGAAAGGGAACGGCAAGAAAGAAGGGAGCAGAAAATGAATAGACCGATCGGAGTAGAGTATGAACTGGAGGATGGAGAGTTTGTTGCAATGTCTACGGCTCCAGCACTGTTGCTAAAAATGAGGAGCAGGAACGAAACAAAGCAGACTTACGCAAGACTTAGCAAGACACTTATGAAAGGTATGGATGACGAAGACGTCCTAAGCATGTATCAGCTGCTATATGATACCTATGTCTGCGCGAATCAGGAGGACGATGGAAGAATGACATTCGAAGAATTTATTGAACGGGCAAACATGGACTTTGAATACAATTCGGAGAAGATAAGGGAGATGATGAAGCCGCAAAAAAAGCAGGATTCAGAAGGGCCTTTCAGAGAGCCGTAGGATCGAGCAAAGGGAAAAGAATAAAGATACCGAATTTCGAGTTGGAGGAAATAGAGGACTATTATACATATTTCGTCCAACTCATCGGAATAAGCGAGGATCTATTCTGGTGGTCTGAATTTTCATTCTTATTTACGGTTGCGGAAAACAAGACCGCAATCAATAATTGGAAGGCATATGTCAACGAGAAGATGATGGAAAGCAGGTGATTGATTAGGAAGCAATCGTGAAGCACAGGTAACATTTAAGGCAAACACGAGCCAGTTCACGGCAGGGATCAACAGAATGGAAAGCACGCTGAAGACCTTGCGATCGGAATTAAAATTAAATGCGACGCAGATGAAAGGGAACAGCGAATCATTGGACTTGCTGAAGAACCGGCAAAGCCTGCTGAAAAACGAACTGGCCGCCAGCCGGGAAAAGACCGTACTGCTAAACGGCAAGCTGACAGAAGCGAAGAAGGTATTTGGAGAGAATTCTACAGAAGTACAGAATCTCAACCGAAAACTGACGGAAGCAAAGAATGTAGAGGCAGCGATTCAGAATGAACTGGGAGAGACGAATGCAAAGATAAAAGAGCAGGAGCAGGCAAACAGTTCTCTGGAGCAAAGCATCAGCCAGGCGGATGGAAAGTTGCAGCAATTCGACAAGGAACTGCAATTAAATGCCACAAGGCTAGAGGGAACAGCGGATAAGACGGATCTTTTAAAGGAGAGACAGAAACTCCTGTCGGACCAGTCAAAAGCATCATCGGATAAAGTAAAGACGCTGGAGAAGGCGCTGGAAGCATGCGCGGAAGAAGTGGGAGAGAATTCGGAAGAATATGCTGAACTGAAGTCGAGGCTGACAGAAGCAAAGACGGAACAGGCAGAAATACAGAATGCGATCAGGGACACCACAAAGGAACTGAAGGAGCAGAAGACCCAGGTGCAGAAGGTCGGGGACGGATTCAAGACCTTTGGAGAAGGAGCAGAAAAGGCCGGACAGTCAATGAAAGGGCTAAGCACGGGCGCGGCAGCCGCGCTGGCAGGAACAGGAGCGGCTGCAATATCCTTCGAATCCTCATTTGCCGGAGTTACAAAGACGGTTGATGAGGTCTATGATGCAAATGGAAAATGCACATACAGTTACAAAGAATTGGAGGATGGGATCAGATCCATGGCGAAAGAGATCCCGGCCTCCGTAACAGAGATATCAGGGGTCGCAGAGGCAGCAGGACAGTTGGGGATCAAGACGGAGGATATCCTTGGATTCACAAGGGTAATGATCGACCTGGGAGAGTCCACTAATCTTTCTTCCGATACTGCCGCCACATCCATAGCAAAATTTGCGAATGTTACAGGAATGGCGGCGGACGAGAGTATGTCCGCAAAAGAAAAATACGGAAGGCTCGGTTCGGTGCTTGTGGATCTTGGAAATAATTATGCCACGACAGAAGCGGACATTATGGACATGGCGCAGAACCTGGCATCCGCAGGATCACAGGTGGGAATGTCGGAATCAGACATACTTGCTCTTGCAACATCCCTATCAAGCGTCGGGCTTGAAGCACAGGCAGGAGGGACGGCGTTTTCAAAAGCGCTTATTGAAATGCAGCTGGCAGTAGAAACGAACAGCGATAGCCTGCAAGATTGGGCTTCCGTGGCGGGAATGAGTACGGATGAATTTGCGGCAGCATTCCGAGATGACGCTACAGGGGCATTGCAGGCATTCATAGAAGGGCTTGCAGAATGCGGAGGTGAGACGGATTCGGCGATCAAGGTACTGGATGATATGGGAATCACAGAGACCAGGATGAGGGATGCGTTACTTAGATCCGCAAATGCAAGCGATATATTCACGTCAGCAATCCAGACGGGAAAAGGCGCATGGGAAGAAAATTCGGCATTGACGAAGGAGGCAGAGAAGCGCTATGAAACAACCGCAAGCAAACTGACCATCATGAAAAACCACATTCAGGATGCAGGAATTACTCTGGGATCTGTATTTCTTCCAATCTTGGCAGAAGTAGCAGACAAGGTTTCTGGTTTTGCAGATAAGATAGCAGGACTGGACAAGGACACGCAGGTAGCAATTTTAGGAGTAACCATATTTGTTGCGGCCCTATCGCCGCTGCTGATCCAAATAGGAAAGATATCGACTGGAATATCAGCGATTATCGGCGTGGGATCTAAACTTGCCGGGCTGTTTGCCGGGGCCGGGGCAGCGGCAACGGAAGGAGGAGCCGCGGCAGCAGCCGGAATGTCGGCGCCGCTGGTACCTATTCTGGGAATCATCGGAGGGATTGCAGCGGTAATAGGAATATTAGTTCTCCTATGGAACAAGAGCGAGGAGTTCCGGGAATTCTTCACAGGAATGTGGGAGGGATTCAAAGAAACTATCGAGGGATTCAAGGAGAAATTCAATCTTGACGAAAAAATAGAGTCAATCAAAGATAAATTCTCGGGACTTGGAGAAAAACTTGCCGGGCTTGGAGACCTATTCGAGGTGATCGGGACGGTAGCGGCAGCCGTAGTGGTTCCAGCACTCGGAATACTTGCAGGAATATTTGGGGCTGTAGTCAATGCGATCGAACCGATATTAACAATCGTAGGAGGCATCATTGATACCCTGTCAGGCCTGGGATCAATGATCGTAGGCGTATTCACCGGGGATATGGATAAGGCAAGGGAAGGCGCAGAAACATTCAAAAGCGGTATAGGGGATGTGTTCGGAGGGCTTTGGGATCTCGTCCTGGAGGCTCTAGAAGGATTCATAGACGGAATTGTTAGTTTCTTCGAGTCACTGATAGAGGCATGCGGGATAGATACATTTATAGACGGGGTCGTGGAGAAATTCAACAGCATAGTCGACACGGTTTCCGGCGTATTCGAGACCATATGGAATGTAATACAGGTAGGAATCATGTTCATCGGAGAGATATTCTCCGCCGCATTCGAGATCGTGACAGCGCCATTCAGGTTCATATGGGAAAACTGCAAAAGCACCATAATGGAAGCATGGGACGCGATAAGCGAAAAGGTATCAGGAGCGGTCAATACCGTGCAGTCGGTCATATCGACCGGCTTCGAGCTTGCAAAAACATACATCATTAATCCGATAAGCCAGGCATACGAGTCGGTAAGAGAGAGATTCGAAAGCATTAAGGCGGCCATATCTGAAAAGGTAGAGGCAGCGAAAACCGTCATATCAAACGGATTCGAGGCGGCAAAGACAAAGATAATCACCCCGATCAGTGACGCGTACTCATCGGTCAAGACTACGTTTGGGAACATCAAGGACGCAATATCAGATAAGATCAACGCGGCAAAAGATGCGGTTGGAAGCGCGATTGACAAGATTAAGGGATTCTTCAATTTCTCATGGAAACTTCCAGATCTGAAACTTCCACACCCGAAAGTGACAGGAGAGTTCTCGCTTAATCCGCCGAGCGTTCCGCATTTTGATATTGAATGGTATAAGACGGGAGCGATTTTCACAAGGCCAACGATATTTGGAACCGCGACGGGACTCAAGGGAGTCGGTGAGGCGGGAGCAGAGGCCGTGCTGCCAATTAGAAATCTCAGAGAATACGTAGAGGAATCAATGATCAATGTACTGAGCATGTTCCAGCAGGGAGAGGATCCTATAGATTATGACAGGCTGGCATATGCGATGGCACAGCAGGAAATAAAACTTATCATAAACGAAAGGGAGGCCGGGAAGATAAGAAGGGAGATCAAATAATGGATATCTATTACGTAAACAGCAAAGGAAGCAGGATAGACTTTTCTGAATGGCCGATTGCAGTAGAGGACGTAACGCAATTGTTCGGCCGGGACTGGGACAGCCGCGAGAAAGCCAACAAGCAGAGGAACAGAACGAGGGTGAGTTACTTCTACAGGACAAGCTACCAGAAAAAGTTAGACATCATGATATTTGCGGATTCGGAAAATGAGTATAAGGAACTCATGAATAGCCTTAATGAGATCACTGACATTGATATCATCAATAATCAGCCCGGAAAGTTATATGTGGGAGATAGTTATCTTGAATGCTATATCAGGGATACGGACCCGGGAAAGTATGAGGAATTGTTTTACGAGATTGAAAACACGCTTACGATTTTTGCGCCATACCCGTTCTGGATCAATGAAAGCACATTCGAGTTCGAGAAGATAGGACAGACAGGAGCAAGCAGCGAATATCTGAACTTCCCATATAATTTTCCATATAATTTCACTCCGGCATTAAGCGGGTTCGGGACCATTCGAAACTCGCTTAGAGTGCCATGCGATTTCCAGATGATTATATTTGGACCGGCCGTATCGCCGTCAGTATTAGTGAATGGCCATACCTATGCCGTGGATACGACGATAATGGACAACGAATACCTGACGATTGACAGCCGATATAACACGGTTGTCAAGACTGAGAAGGACGGGACAAAAACGAATGAATATGATAAGCGAGGAAAGACAGAGTCCGTATTTGAAAAAATCCAAGCAGGAGAATCTACGGTGGTATGGAATGGATCCTTCGGGATACAGATTACATTATTCGAGGGAAGGAGCGAGGCAAAGTGGTAAATAGATATGAGTTTCAACTTGCAGATCGAAACAGGAGGGAACTCAGAATGCTTCAGGACGTGGATATTGACATAAATATTGGAAATAGCAACGACTTTGAGGTTACCATTCCATTTGAGCAGTGGGATGGAAGCATAAAGAAGGGATATTATATCTATTCTCACCATAACGAATACGGAGGGATAGTTGGGGAATTTAAGAGCAGTACAAAAAACAGAGAGATATTCGTGCGGGGATATACCTGGCGCGGGATGCTAGGAAAAAAGATAATCCGTCCTAATACGGGGGAAGACTATCGGGTCGTAAAAGGAGAACTAAATGAAATCATAAGGGGGCTGGTTAAGGAGCAGTACGATGATCTGTTTGAAGTATCAGGAGAAAATACCGGGGTCATAATCGAATCAATGCAACTTGATAGATACTGTACGCTCATGGAGGGAATCACCAAGATCCTGGAATCAGTGGGATACAGGCTGGGAATCAGGTATGTGCCTGGGACAAGGTGGGAAGTCGGATATGTGCTGATGGGTGCCGAGAAGATGCAAGATCATTCAGGGACGATAGAATACTCGCAAGACGGATATGTCGAATTTACGGCGACGAAAAATTATAGAGGGATCAACCATCTGATATGCTTGGGAAAGGGAGAATTAAAAGACAGAAAGGTAATTGACCTGTATGTCCAGGAGGATGGAAGCATTGAAAAGGACAGGCAGCATTACCAGGGAATCGAAGAGATAGCAGAGATATATGATTATAGCAATGCTGAAGAGGATGAATTATACAAGAAAGGAATTGAGAAACTTAAAAATGAGATGAACAGCAGCGAGTTTAAGGCAGAAGTTGACGAAGTGGAAGAAGACTGGCCGATCGGAGACAGCATATCAGGAAGGGATTATATTTCTGGAATCGAGGTATCTCAGCCAATAATTGAGAAGAACTGTACTGTTAAGGACGGTGAAATCGAGATTGAATATAAGATAGGAGGAAGAGAAGGGAATTATGCTTAAGATTGTTGATGGACTAAGAGAAAAGCCTCATGTAACAAGCAACGATCATTTCGGGAGGAATGAGGGGATTGTAGGAATATCTGACTATGTGCTGAATGTCGGAAGGCTGTTCGAGACGGAACTAATAAGTTCGAACGCGTTAAGAATCTATGATGGAGAAGGGATGATACAGGGGTGTCATTGGAGAATCCTTCCTGGAACATACGAAACCGTAACATTAAGAAATGGCACGCAAGGAAAGAAAAGAATCGACTATGTGGTAGCAAGGTATGAGAAAAATAGCGTAGGATACGAGGACATAGGGATTAGTGTAAAGGAGGGAGAAGCGACCAGCGGAAATCCAAAACCGCCAGCGTATATAACCGGGGATATCCGGGCGGGAGATACGATCAGGGAAATGGTATTGGCAGAAATCGAGTACGAAGGAATTAACGTTGTAGCAGTGACGCCGAAGTTTGAAGTCTTAATGACCATGGCAGAATTGCAGGAGAAGACAGAT